TGCATGAGTTGATGGATGCACTAAGAAGATTAGAAGATAAGTTAGACAAAGTATTGATGGGAAGTAGATAATGGCAATGTTTACAGGATTTAAACCAAGTGGTATGCAGAAGATAGCCAATAGACTTGGTTACAAAGGTGACATGGTAAACTTTGATAATTACCTAGAGCAAAACCCTGACAAAAAAAGACAGATGGTTGTCTTTGAAGATGCTGCACGAAAGATGGCAGAGGGTGGTGTTGCAACTAATAGACAACAAGCCTACGTTCCAACAATGGGAGAGGGGCAAGGTCAGATACCTGTATTTGGCACAGAGGGTGACCCTAAAGGTATACAAGATGCAACTGCAGTACGAGCACAGACAGGTGCTTTACCTGTGGGTGCAGTCACACAACCTGAATTAACACCTTTTGAACAGTCACAGTTAATTGATCCTAGAACAGGTATGGGTCAGGCTAATGTAATAAGTCAAACTGCTCAAGCAGGATTACAACAAACACAAACAACACCAACAGGAACTGCAGCACAAGTCACACCTGTAGTTGCTCAAGAAGCAGTGCAAGATGCAGTGTCTAGTAATCAAGCTGCTCAAACAGATTTAAGTGATAATGCTCAGATACTCGCAGCACAAGCAACTGCAAGTAGTGTGGCTAATTTAGATGCTGCTCAAGGTAATGCAATACTCATGTCTAGTCCTGCTCAACGAGCAATCCGTGAAGGAGAGTTAGTTGATTCAGTTACTAACGCAGAAGTAGCAAAAACATTTACAGAACAGATTGATGCTGCAACTGCTACTGCAAGTGATCAGGCAACTGTAGCAGGGCAACTAGCAAGTCTAACCACTAATTTTGATGCAACTAATCCACCTGCATGGGCAGCAGGAGCAATCAGAGGTGTCAACGCAGTTATGCAACAAAGAGGCTTGGGTGCTTCTAGTATTGCAGGACAGGCACTTGTACAGGCTGCGATGGAGTCTGCACTACCTATAGCACAGGCAGATGCAAACACTGTAAGAACATTTGAATTACAAAACTTATCTAATAGACAACAACGTGCTATGTTAGCTGCTCAACAAAGAGCATCCTTTATAGGTCAAGAGTTTGATCAAGCATTTCAAGCTAGAGTTCAGAATGCTGCTAAGATAAGTGATATAGCTAATAGAAACTTTACTGCAGAGCAACAAGTACAACTAGAAAATAGTAGAATAGCTAATACATTAAATCTACAAAATTTATCAAACAGACAAGCTCTTGTATTAGCAGAGGCATCTGCACTTTCAGGTCTAGACACTAGTAACTTAACAAACAGACAACAGGCTGCCGTAGAAAATGCAAAAGCATTTCTACAAGTAGATATGGCAAACTTATCTAATGAACAACAGTCAGGTATGTTTAATATGCAACAATTAACACAAAGTATATTAACAGATCAGGCTGCCTTAAATGCTGCTCAACAGTTTAATGCAACCTCACAAAATCAAGTAGATCAGTTCTTCGCTAACTTGAGAAGTCAGGTAGAACAGTTTAATGCTACACAATCAAATGCACAAGATCAGTTCAATGCAGGTGAAATGAATACACTTGCAAGATTTAATGCAGAGGTAATGAATGCAAGAGATCAGTTTAATGCACAAAATCAAATAGCTATAGCACAGAACAATGCAGTATGGAGAAGAGAGTTAGCCACTGCAGATACTGCTGCTATCAATCGTGCTAACGAACTAAATGCAAAAGCAGTTCTTGATATATCTAATGAAGCATATGATGACCTATGGGCATTCTTTGCAGATACTATGGAGTGGGCATGGAAGAGTGCAGAGAACGAACAAGATAGAATCAACGCATTAGGTGTGGCTAACATTAGTAAAGAAGCACAAGCGTACACTGCTCAACAAACTAAGAAAGCTGCAGGATCAACTGCACTAGGTAGTATGATGGGTACATTAGGTGCTGCGATTATTAGAGGAATGTAGTATGGAAACAAATCCTTCAGCAAATATTTATAATAAGTTTAACAACTATAAAAAAATTACTAGAGATTTAGAGAATGAAACTAAAGCTCCTTCAACCAAAGGATTATTATCTAGAGATATGTCTATGAAACAAGCACCAATGAGAAAAGAGGCTATGCAAGATGATCCATTTGATGATGCTATGAATTTCTTTGAGGCTATACAAAATGAAAGATTAAAATTTCATGATGATGGTGCAGGAAAAGTAACGGAAGATATAGAAAACAAAACGCTAGAAAGATTCCAAAATAGAGACAAATTCACAGGCAAAGAGTATATGCCTGTTATTCCTTCATATCAAAAAGGATTAGAAATAACAGATACTCCCGGTATATCAACTAAAAGAAGCACAAGAGATAGTGTAACTACATATACAGGTAGAGAAATAAGAAGAAGAAACAGAGACAAAAAATTAGAGATATAAAATGAGATACGGAAACAGAGACGAACCTATATTAGAAGCACCGATTCCGGGCATGGCTATGACTCATGAGGTAGGTGCTAGACCTTGGCAAACACCACCACAATATCCAACTGTTAGTCAGGCTGCACAGTATTATGTAACAAGTATGCAGGATGAGTCTTTTATAGAACAAGCCATCAACTTGATGGAAACAGGTATGCCTATTACGTTAATGGCAAACAATATACAATTAGCAACTGTGTTGCAAGGCAAACATACCATTGATGTGGGTATGTTACTTATACCTGTAATCATGGAAATGCTTATGTTGATTGGTGACAGAGCAGGTATAGAATATACCACAGGTATGGAAAGAGATCAAGATATAGAAATAAATGACTCTGCATCTGAAGCAGCATTTACTAAATTCCAAAAAGAATTAGGAGAAGATAAACCACAAGAAGAAGTTGTAGAGGAAGATAAACAGGAAGAAGAGCCTATGGGTCTAATGGCTAGGAGAGGTTAATGGCAGAAAAAGAAGTATCATTTTTAACTGATAGAAGTATCGGTGGTAGATTTAAAAGAGCACTTGCAGTTGCCTTGCCTTCTATTGCATTGGCTAGAAAAGATCCATATCTAGTAAAAGCACTATATGATAAAGAAGAAGAGTTTGGTAAACTAGATAGACAAGATGCTAGTGACTTAATTAAAACAACTGCATCTAGTATAACAGATTTAATAACTAAAAATAAAGCAACAAGAAAAAGTAGAGTAAATAGCAATTTTGAATCACTAACTGCATTGAAGGGTAAGTTTCCTGAATTAGAAAATGCAGATATAGCTCTGATACAAAAGAGAGGATTAGGTGGTACTTTAGAGAAAATAAAAACTAAATTTAATTTAGATAACTTAAATGGCATAGTAACTATGTTAAAAGAAAATACAGATCTTACTGCAGAAACTCCTACATCTAAAGTGCCTAACATGACATTGAGTGAACTTGCAGAAGCTCTAGCACCTGCTGCAAAAAATATAGATTTACAAATGAAACAGATTCGTTCACAACCTTCATCAGGACCTATAACATCTTTTGTAACAGGTGAAATGTTTAGTGATGAGAAAGGTATAGACTTAACACCGAGAATACAAAACATAGTAAAATCAGCAGATGTTAGTCAGGCAGTTGATACTGAAAAAGAAAAAGAACTTCAAGCGTACTTTGATACTAAAAAAGATATATTTACAGAGGCAGGTAAAGTAGCTAAAAGAATAACATCTCTTGGAGCTAAAGAAGACATAGGTGAAGAAAAAATGGCAAAAGTAGCAGAGGCTGCCGTAGCTAAGAGATTAGGATTATCAGTTAGTATTAGCACTCAAGGTGATGTTATCTATGCACAAGATGCTAAAAAATATGAAAAGGTAGTACCAAGAATAGCTCAAATAATAAAACAGAAAGCATTGTCACTAAAAATAGAAGGTCCTAAATTAGATGATCCTAGATTCTATACAAATCAAAGTGCCATAGATCAAGTTATCAATAAAAACTTTAAAGTTGTAGGAGATGTAGCAGAAGGAAAAGGTAAAGATAGACCTCAAGGATTTATATTAAAATCACTACAAGATGTAGGTCTTGAGAAAATAACTGAAAATACAGGTCCTGTTAAAAAGAAAAAGAAAGACTCTACAGTAGAACCTCTTAGGGGAAGACAAATAAATAAGATGTATAAAGATGCAGTGAAAAATATTAAAGATGCTTATGATAAATTATTAACAGAAATTTCATTAGAAAAAAGAGAATCAGCTAAGAGAAATAAACGTAATGCTGCAAAACAAAAATACCTTCAAGACTTAGCAGATGCAAGAGCTAAGTATAGACAAATGTTTTTAGATAACAACCTCAAACCCTCAGATTATGGACTCTAAGGAGTTTTAAATGTTACAAGATAATCAAATTAGGGATTACAATAGATTAACTCCTGAAGAACAAAAGAAAGAAAAGCTAACTAAAGATGATGATTTTTTAGATGATGCTTATGACTTTCTAGTGCAGAGAGAGGGGTATAAAGACTCAGAGCTAGATACTCCTGAAAAAATATATGATCAATTCCTAGAGCATTTCAGATATCAAAATGTAAATGAGGTCACTGCTATACGTGACTTAGAGTATGCTCAAAATTCCAACCTCCAAGAAAAAGTAAAGTTTGCAAATCTAATACAACTATATGAAAATATGGAAGGTGATAGTTTTAATATTGAAACTATTAAAGATTATGCAGGTGGTATACTTACTGCTCCTTCAACATATGCAGGTTTATTTACTGCAGGTGCAGGTAAACTTGCATCAACAGGAGCTAATCAATTAACTAAGCTAGGCATACGTAAGTTATTAAATAAAGAAATAGCTAAGAGTGCTGCTAAAGGTGCTGCAGTAGAAGGCACAATAGGTGCAGTACAAGGTGGTGCTCAAGAGTTAACTAAAGTAGAAACAACATTAACAGATGAGGTTGATGCAGGTAGAATTGCAACACAAGCAGGTATACAGGCTACATTTGGTGGATTGTTTAATGCAGGTGCAGGATATTATCAAACTAAAAAGGCTATTGATGCCAACATATTATTATCAGAAGCAGAGAAGGCATCTAAAGTTGTAGCAGATGCTGCTAATAAAAAATCAAAAGACTTTTTAAAAAGTATAAGAGCAGATGAAGATATAGATTTTTTAAATGATGCCTTGAATGAATTAATACCTAATACATATGAAATGACTAAGGCAGGTTTAAAAAGAATTATAAAGAAAAAACCTGTAAAGAAAAGACCACTTGATCCTGATAAAGTTAAGATGGGTAGATCACTAGCTCAAGAAAAAGGTGTAGACAATTTAGATATTGATTTCTATGAAAATTTATCTGCTGCTGCAATCAAAGTAAAGAATAGAATAAAAAGTAATTTAACTAAAGGTGATAGAATCACTGAAGGATTAGCAAGGGCAATAGGAAAAGGTGACTTAAAGTTTGATGAACTTAGCACAATATTAAAAGAACATAACTTAACATACGATCAATTCTCTTTAATATATTTAGCAGACATATCAGATGCAGGTAGAAAATTAGGCTATCATGGCTTTTTAAAAAAACAGATAGATCCTGAAGTATCTAAAGAAAAAGTAAATTCACTATTAAATAGTATAGTTGAGTTAGAGCAAAGAGGATTGACTAAAGTAACTAAAGGTCAAGCCAAAGAAGTAATAGAGAATAAAAGAAAACTAGGATTACTTAAAGACTTAGATAAATTAAGACTAGGTTTAATGACATCACAACCTGCTACTACTATGCGTAACAATGCTAACGCTTTATTTAGAGTTGTGGTTGATGCAGGAACACGTAGTATATATAATTTAACTAGAGGAAAAAATCCTTTTGATGCATTAGATGTTACTAAGTATATGTTAAATCCATACGAAGCTCAAGTAGTTAGAAAATTATTTGAGAATACTATGCCTGATAGTGCCTCTGTGTTATTCAGAGATGCTGCAGATTTATCTGCTCAAGCAGGAGAGGGTGCATTAGCTAAGATAGGGACTAGTGCAAACTTTTTAAATACTATGTCTGATAACTTTTTTAAACAGGCAATGTTTACTGCATCACTTAGAAGAAGATTAGCAGATGATGGTAAAGATTTAATTAAACTTATTAAAGATGGTAAGTTTAATACTATAAGTAAAGAAACTTTAGAAGGTTCTATGCAAGATGCATTAGAGTTTGTTTACCAACAATCATTTAAAGGTGATGGATTTTTTAGTAAAGTTGCTAAAGTAACTATTGATGCACATAGAAACGTGCCTTTTGTGATATCATCAGTGTTGCCTTTCCCAAGATTCGTAGCAAATCAAATGAAGTTCTTATATGAACACACACCTTTATTAGGACTGATGAACTTAGAGGGGATTGGAACTAAACAAGGATATTTAAAATCAATAGCTAGTAAAAATGTAGATGACTACAGAAAAATGTTTGCAAAACAAACTATGGGTTTAATGATGCTAACAACTGCATACAACTGGCGAAAAGAACAGATGGATGATGATGGTAGAATAGGCACATATTGGTATGAGTTCAAAGATGAAACAGGTAAAATAGTAGACGGAAGACCTACATACGGACCTTTTGCTCCTTATCTTTTGGCAGCAGATGTTATGTTAAGATATAATAAATCTAGTGAAGAAGGTAAAGATGTAAAGTTAGATGACACTTTCTTATTTAACCCTGCAGGACTATTCATAGATATAATGGATAGAAAAGATGCATCAGGTAAAAGATTATCAGAAGTGTTTACAAGTCCTAGACAATATATGCAAGATTCATTACAGGCATTGTTTGGTTCTTCTTTCAGGGCAGGTTATGGTATATATGCTATAGATAAATTGTTTGATGACTTCACTGCAGAGGGTAATTTTCTAGGAGAAAAAGGTTCTAAAATATTTGGAGAGTTTGTAGCTAATTTAGTTAATACTTATACTATACCATTGTCAGTGGTAAAAGATGTGTACAGTCAGTTTGATAAATTTGCTAGATATGTTCCTGAAACTAGACCCGGTGGCGAAATAGATTTCTTTAAAATTATATATAATAGAGGCACTCGTGCTATGCCTGACTTTGGTTCTAACACTGCACTAGGTAGATACTTTGGTGCAAAAGAATATGATCTTCCTTTACGTAATCCATTTAGATCAGGTGAAGTTATGTCTATAAATCCTTTAGAGAAACAATTAACAGGATTTACTAGATTACCTAAGTTAAATTTATTAGAAGAAGAAATGCGTAATTTAAATCTACAATACTATGATTTGTATAGAAGAGATCCAAACGATTTAGTAGATAGACTTATAAGAGAAGAGTTAACTGGTAATGTCAAAGATGTAAATCTAAATGAAAGGTTGGCAGATGTTATACTTAGGGATGAATCATATTTAAGTCTTAAATCAAATGCAGAAAAAAGAAATTATTTAAAAAGATATGCAAAAAGAAATATATTTAGCAGTCCTGATCCTGATGTTCCCGGAGCAAGAGAGGCTGCCTTACTTAAATTAGATACTTTAGCAAAAGATTTTAATCTACCTTATAGTGAAAACGACATAAGAAATTATAGAAAACTACCTAGAGAAGAAAGAGCTGCTATCGATGCAGAGTTTAGGAACATATTAAAGACTGATGAATATTATATACTTGGTGAATCAGATGCAGATAATAATTTAATAGATAACTTTTCAATTTTAAATACTAGAGATTTAACTTTAGTAAATGCAGACACTGACGATAGAGTAAATGTATTACAGTGGGCATTAAGTAGAGCAGGTGTAGCTGAAACACTTAGAGAAAAAGGCATAATGTCTAAAAGAAAGAGAAAGCTATGAGGGGATTTGAACTAGGACTTGAAACTGATAGAATGTTTGCAGATGCAGAACGTAAACGAGAAGAACGTGAAGCAGGTATAACGGACATACAAAGACAGGCTCAAGGTGTAGAACCTATAACCATAAAAGATGTGAGAGACTTTGCTTTAGCAACTGCACCTATAACAGGTGATGTGATTGCATTTAAAGATGCACCTGAAGATTACACACGTGCCTATGAATTATTACAGGCAGGTTATGGTGAACGAGACTTAATTAAGATGGGTCTTGGTGGTGCATTTACAGGGTTAATAACAATGGGGTTGATTCCCGGATTAGGTTTTGTATCTAGAATAGGTAAGAATATGCTACGTCAAATGGCAATAGATGCATTTAAAAAAGGTGACAGGAAGACAGGCACTGACATACTTGTAAACACAAGTGATTATGTAAAGAAAGAATTAGGTGATAAGTTTAATAAGAATGTATCAACAAAACGACAGAGCCAAATAAAAGAAATAAAGAATAATTTTAAAAAGAAAGAGCATAAGAAACGTATTAAGATGCTTGACAAACCTAGGAAAGAGATATTATATCATGGCACTGCTATGGGTCAGTTTACTGCATCACCAAAACTAGGTACATATATAGACAGAGATCATCAAGCAAATGAATTAGCAAGAACATTCATGGACAACTCAAAAATATTTACAGAGATAGTAGATGCTAACGATGGTAATCCCATCATAGATATAGCTACTTATGGTATGAAGGTAGGTAAAGATGTAGATGAGATAGATAAATATGCAGGTGCTAAAATACAATTTCCTGTATTAGCAAATGCAAGTAAGGATTCTAATATACCCCCTACTCCTAAAGTTTATAATGACACAATATCTTTAGAAACTAATGCAGAGGCAGGTGAAGTATATTTAAAAGGAACACCATCTGCTATTAATAATTATGAGGGTGAGACATATGGTGTAGTTAAGTTACTTGATAATAATAAAGTAGATCTTAGAGATATAGAGGCAGAACTAACAAAGAGAAATAGACAAGATTTAACAGAGGTAGTGGAACTTGATAAAACATTTATTGATGATATAGCAAGACGTGGTTTTGATAGATATGAAGATAGCACAGAAAAATTAACAGATAAAACATATCTAGGTTTAGGTACTAGAAAAAAACCTATTCATGCAGAACTAGGAACACCTGCATTATCAATGTCACTTGATCCTGTTACATCTGTAAAACCTGCTTTTACAACTCCGGGTGGAGGTGAGGTAGGTGATTTGGCAATGGGAACAGATGAAATGGGTAGAACTGTAGAGAATTTATTATTTACAGAGTTACCTTATGGTAAATTTAAAAGTATGACACCTGATGATTATAACAAGATTGTCAATTTATATTCACGTGATAAAGATCTTAGAGAGGGATTGTTTAATAAATATAGAGATGTTATGACAGATGACACTCTAGGTATAAAGCTACCTAAGTCTGCACATACAGAGGCAGAGGTAGCATTTACTAGACCTGATTTTCTCACTAAACCAAAGAAAGTCGTAGATGATCCAAAGATGTTAGCTATGGTTGAAAAAGCAAACGAGGCATTTGACAAACACAAAAAACTAGAACTATCTATAGGTAGTGTTAATAACAGAGCTTTAATTGGAGATCCTGTAAATCAAAAGAAAGGCTATGATTTAGTTAAAGATTATTTTAACAGTGCTCTTGAACTAGCCAAGTTTACAAGAACTGAAGGAGCTAGAGGTGGGTATGATGAAATCATAGATGAATTAGGAATATCTCCAAATCTAGCTGGACTTGTTGAAGGTCTAGGTATTGTATTACCAAAAGGGGAAAAGAAAAATAATATGACAGTGTTAAATGCTTTATTAGAGAAACCTAGTAGAGGTGTAATGCAAACTGCTCCAAAAAGATTAAAGGGATATCAAGATAGAGAAGCACCTAAAGATTTTAGTGCAAAGAAGTTTATTAATGAGTTGCAATCTACACTACGTGAAACAAAAGGTAATATATTAGATTATAAACTTGCGACACAAGAAAAGATATTATCTTTGTCACCACGACAATACAAAGAAGTCATCATGGAAATAACACCTAAATTAAATCGTGGTGGATTGATGACTAGGTAAACACAGACCTCAACACACCCATAGCCAAGGCAGCACAGGCTACAACATTAACAGTGAGTAGTGCTCTATCATGCCATATGTAAGCCATACCTGCTAGTAATCCTGTGCCTATACACGAGGCTACCAAATCGTAGAAAGGCAGAACACCTGCCGATCTACAGATAATCCCTGACATAATTAACATAGAGCCTGTCCATTTAAGATACCATGACAAGTCATGAGTTGGTGTTATTTTTTGCATCTATTTCTTTTAACCTTCTAAGTATAGTCTCTAAATTTTTTATTATATCAGGTAGTTCATGAGTAGGTTTTATCCTACTCTGCATGAACCTCTTGGCTTCTTCTTCTAACTTCTTCACGTTTAACTCTTTCTAAGTTTTTAAAGTATGCAAAGTCATATCCTCTCTGCCATTCTCTATGTTGCATAGTGTTTGGATTGTAAGGACTAACTGTAGCAATAATCTTTGCATCTTTACTGCGAACAGTTTGTATGTATTGTTTACCCTTAAATGCATTCAGTCCACGTTCAAACTGAATACGTAGGGGTGCATCATACTTACTTAGATTTGGATTCCTTTTTTTCTTCTGTCTCATTAGATTGTCTCCTTTCTAAATATTTAATTATCATTGATAGTCTATCGTCATACTTACCAATCTTTGCTACCTCTTTGTCCATAGCTTCTATGATATCAGAATGTTCTCCGATACCTGTAGACCTACTTAAATAGATTTCAACATTGGCAATATGTTTGTTTATATGTCCTACGTAATAGGACTTCAAAGCCGATAGTAACATCTCTCTCATATTTATCTCCCTTCTATATCTACAACTTCACATACACCTGCAGTACAGGCTAGTTCTTTACTACCACTAGTAGTATCTTCTTTTTCAAAGTCTTGTAACTTACTCCAATCTATAGCACGTGGCATAGCTTTTGTCAAGTCATTATATTTATCTTCATCTATATCTTGATAAGGTGCTTGTGCATACGTGTGATCACTGAAAGGTAAAAAGGATATACCTGATACCTCATCAAAGTTATCATACACCCATGCACCAACTCTCATCCACTCGTGTTCTTTGACAGATATAGTTACAGATGGTTTATGCTCACACCAATGTCTCTGAAAGATTAACCAATAGTCTAACTGTTCTATGGCAGTCATCTCAGTTCTTGTGATAGCACCTGTTGGTGACTTCATAGGGAAGCTAAACACAGAGACACTATCAGGTTTCATAACATCAGGCTCTGCAGGGATACCTGCCTCTATCATAAACTGTGTGAGTGGATCTTTATTATCACCACGTACAGTTCTAATATAGAAAGGATTGTGTCTTGCATGAATACCTGAAGCACTATCCACTAACTGACTAACTGTGCCACTAGGTTTTACACAAGTGATAGCAGTTGACTGTGGTATACCTAAATCTTCTGCAACCTTTTTGTTTGTTTCTACTGCAACTTTTCTTAACATTTCTAGATTAGATTCTAGATTAGAATTGTCAGGGGATAACACAGGACAATCAAGTATACCTGTCAAAGATACACCTAATAATCTTTCTTCTTCTGTATTATCTTTCCATACTTTACGTAAGTATTTAAACTCAGTAAGTGTAGATTGAAATGTACCCAAGATAGTAGCCATACGGACTTTATCTTTTAGAGATAATATATCATCTGTTTCACGTGCAACAACTTCAGTTAGATTACAGAACTGATATGGTCTTAGTATAATCTCTGAACAAGGATTACAACCAAACTGATAGTTAGCATCTCGTCTACCATTCTCTAGTGCTTTTACTTTAGCAGACTGACGATTAAATATACCACGTTCTCCTGACTTAGATTCGTATAGTGCAGTCCACTCTCTCATGAATGTACCCATCTCAGGCTTACCTTTAAATGCGACAGAGTTGTTAGCCAATGCTCGTTGTCCTTCATTCTCCCACCACTGACCTGACTTAGCATGACGCATTTGATCATCACCTAAGTTAGACAGAGAGATAAGTGCAGATCTACGTACACCACCTACAACTACAACCTCACCTACCTTACACATAATATCGTGACACTCAACAGGATACAGTCTTCTACCTTTTGCATTTTTAAATATGTCGATACAAAACTTAAACAAATCTTCTAAGGGTGCAGGACCTGATGCTCTACCACCAAACGTTTTTAACCTAGCTCCTGCAGGTCGTACTTCTGATACATCCCATTTAGGTATCTGACCTACATATAACATGGCTATCATTTCTCTAAATGCTTTTGCCCATCCGGGTCTGCTATCTGCAACAGTTATTACTGTGCTACTTTCTTCAAAGTGTTCATTAACAATAGGTAACTTATCTACATTTTCTCTTTCTACAGAAAACCCTACACCTGTACCACACATAAGTATGTACATACATTCATCAAAACTACGTGGACTATCTACAGGTATATAACTACAGTTGTATCCTGCAACATGACATCTATCTAAGGCTACACCTGCAGTCATCAAGGCTCTCATACTAGGCATAACACCTAGAGATGTAATAGAATTATTTAATTTTTCTCTCAGAGCTTTAGTTATTTCATATCCATGCTTAGTCTTCAGATGATTTGACATATAGTCAAAATATCTTTCTACAGTTTCAATCCACGTTTCTCTACGTTGCTCATCATCTTTCCATCTTGCATACCTAGACAAGGCAATAAAGTTTTGATAGTCTGTTGGTAGGTAATTATTAATCATTTCACTCCTCACTTATTGTTTTCATATGTCGTATCTGCACACCCTCTAAGTCATGCAAAGTATCCTTAATATAATCCTGTATTTCTTCTCCTACATTACCATCTGCAGGAACAGGATATTCTTCAGGGTCTATCTGCAGTGTAATATTTAGTTTAACTTTCAGATACATCTACTGCCTCTATTAGTTTAGACAAATACCATTCTGCTTTCTTTAAATCTTCTATACCATTCTTGTATCTATATCTCCATAGATATTTCATAATGTTACCTTGTAGATAAAACTCAAAGCCATCACCTGTCATAGCCTGAATAGCATCTATAGTTTCTATCCCTGCTTTGTTATAGTGTGGTGGATGATTAACCATATCCATAGTTTGTTTATGGTCTGATTGTTCTTGTGCTTGTTTTTTTACACCTGATAAATATTTCACTTTTTGCTCCTTTGATTTTTCTTCTAGTTCTTTAAATTTCTTTTTCATATACTCCAGATGTCTCATTTGTCATCCTTAAAATTAACGTGTATTACATTATCATGTTTTTTTAAACTTTCAGTGAGCAGATATTCAATAGGCATAAAACTTTCTGCCAATCTTTCTGCCTCACGTTCTACCTTTTTATCATCTAACATCAAAGGGAAAAGAGCACAAAATCTTCTTGCTAATTTTAAAAAATCTATTTGATCTTCTCTGCTAAGAGTCATTTGATTAGTGGATACTAATCCTATAGACACATCTCCTGTCCATTTATTTTTTTCTACAATAGGTTTTAACACTACACTAACATCATTTTTATCCATAACTATTTTATTCTCCTTATCTTTCTCCCTGAAAACTTTATAAATTTAGGATAGTTGTGTTTACCTTTTTCTTTCAACCAATCTTCAGGAATGATCCTATCATAATAACGGAATCCATACTTGATACACCACTCACCATAACTTGACTTTGCTCCCTTTCTTAATTTGTTTCTACTATTTTCAAACACAAATCTAATATCTAAATGAGGATGTTGTTTCTGTATGGCTAAATGTTTACGTCTATCTGATGCTAAAAACCTACCTTTTGTTTCTATAATTATACCATTGTTAAGTATAAAGTCAGGGGTATAGGTACGATAAGATAAATCTTCCCATTCTATCTTGATAGTTTCATAAGTAAACTTACACTTATTTTCTTTCAAGTAAATAGAAATCTTATGTTCTAATCCACTCCTATACCCATGCTTCAAAGCGTTACGATATGCTCTATGTGGTGACACTAGAGTAATCTTCTCCAACCTGTAAAAGGATTGAACTCATATGAGTCATGAGAATATGAAACACCAAGAGCTTTCATCTCTTCTTTTACTGCCTCGTCTGCTAACTTCTTAGCTTCCATAGCTTCACGTAACCCTTTGGTTCTCATCTCACGAAGAGTTTTCTTTGCCTCAGTCAACTCTTTCTCCATAGTTTCAATGTCCTTTTGCAAGTCTTCTATCTTCTTTGCATCCGTACTCACTATTTTATACTCCATATTTTTTTAGCTTGTTCTATCATCTCCCCTGACCACATCCAAGAATCTAGGTTGGGGTGAACTAACGAAGCTAACTCATGTCTATCATCACTTATAGACAAAAACTTTTGTATACTAAATGCAACTTTTTTTAGTTGATCTTTATACTGTGATAAGTCTGTCAATGTAAATGTCTTACATTCTTTTGGTGTAGCAAAGAATAAATCTACACTACTATCAGGGTATGCCATAGAATATAAAGCCATCTGTCTTTTCTGTGCCTCTGTAGGTTTAGAGGGCATTCGTGTAGACGTTTTTAAATCTACAATCTTATCAGTAAATCTGAAGTCAATATATCCCATGACAGGTACAGGTAAATCATCAAACTGAACTTCAACCTTTTCTTGATAAGCTACAAGATTTTTATGATCAAAGTTTTCATCAATGACTTTACCAAAGTCTTTTAATATCTTCCTTTCTTTTATTGTTTTAGTATCTCCCAAATCTATCTGAGATTCTGCACACAAGGACATGAACTTTACATCTAAAAGATTAAAGTCAAACACACCCTTCTCATACTTGTTGGCTAGTGCAAACTCTTCTGCAATACCCCTTACTGCACTAGCACCACTAGAAGATTTAACACCATACAGGTATCGTGTTATCCACATAGGCATATCACTTATGTAGGTGTTAATACTACTAGGTGACAGATAGTTAATGTTATGTACCTTGAAAGGATTATTACTTTTCATTAGGCTACATCTTGATTATCTATCTGCACAAATTGATCCACAGTATTTTCATCTTCAGTTGACATAGTTGAGTTTACTTTTTCATCCCACATATTCATTATATAAGTATTGTAATTCTCAATCCAAGATACAAAGTCAGTAAAAGTTGTTTGATCTTTGTCACTTAAAGTAATAGTGTTAGTAGTATCTAACATAACTTTAGGAACATAGAACTTATCTCCACTAGGCAAAGCTCTAGGATCACCCAATGCAGTTATGTTATGTTGCACAGGTAACTTTCTCATAGTAGAAAGTGTAGCAAAAGGTTTTCCTACAATCTTGAATGCCTCACGATTATCTATCTCCCAAATAAAAGGAAGATCTTTTACCTCTGTGAGTTTACCTTCAGTTTCAGTCTTCATATCTTTCATAGTTATTAATCCAAATAAAACTCTAACTCTTTTTATTTGCTTTATTAAGTTCTGCATATCTGCAGGTAAAGATGCGAAGTCTTTTATATAACCACTAGGTTTACCACAATTAAATGTACCTTGATTATCTTTCAGGTCAATATTTAAATTATCTGCCATGATAGTTTTATGAAAGATACCTAATGGTTCACCCTGTTTTGCATTAGTATTTTTTACAAATCTTTTGTACATAAACCTTTGCATGAATGGTCTGATAGTAACTTCTTTAGCATAGTAAGCAGTATCATCAGGCACATCTAACTTATAAGAACCTGCCTTTATCTTTACTACTTCTTCTATCTCATCACCTACTTCTTTCTCACCCATAATATTTTTATGTTGTAGTTTTAGTCTAGCTAAATTACTACTCTTACTGTCAGAAGATTCTCCTGCTAAACCCATAGCTTTAGCCATAACAGAATAATTCTCTGTATTTATTGTAACAATTTCATTCATATTTTTACCTTCCTTTCTTTAAAGATTGTTTGTTATATCACATAATATCATTTGTGTCAAGCCAATTATTACCTATTTTCATATCTAATTTTAGAGGTACATTGAAATCAATCTGAAACTGTTTATCTATAATACTTTTCATATTAGTGTTAATAGATTTTAGTATAAACGTAACCCTCTGTTTCTCTTCAGGGTGTACATCTATCACAATAGAATCATGAACTGTGTTCACAATACATGACTTCAACTGACTTAACTGTTTCTCTATCTCCATCAAAACCACAGGCACAATGTCTGCAGTAGCAAAACTTTGTACAGGATAGTTCTTTATCTGTGTGAAGTGAGACACTTTACCATTGGCATACCTCTGCATATTCTTAAATGCAAACTCTCTACCTGATGGTGTCTTTATCATGCCTGTATTCATAGCTTCTTGAGCCAATCTGGTGTGCCATAAGTTGACTTCTTTGTATTTTTCTGTGAAGTGCTTGTAGTATGTTGCTTGTGCAGACGATCTGCCAAAGCCTGTTGCTCCGTAGAGTGGTGCAAACGTGTGTGCCTTCGCCTCTTGACGAGTAGTAGGCTCACCTGCATCACTAATAACACGAGCAGTATAACTATGCACATCAAATCCATCTTCTATCTCCTTCATTGCTACTTTATCTTGTGACAGAAATGCTGCAGTTCTAAATTCTAACTGTGCAAAGTCTGCCTCTAATATCTCTCCACCTTCCCAACGTGATACAAATACTTTCTTCACAGGGAACGTACCACCTCTAGGCATATTCTGCATATTAGGATCTGCTCCACTAAATCTACCTGTAGATGTTCTGTGTTGTAGTAATCTTACGTGTAACATACCATCAGGTTTTATATGTGTTTCTATGCCCTCAACAAACGAGGACAAGTATGTATCTAGTGCAGACAATCTCTGTATATCTTGTAGAAAAGATTTTGCATCTGTCATGTGTCTATCCTTGGCTACATTCTGTAGTAATTCTAGATTATGTTTGTTCACACTAAAACCATTTGCACTTATCCACTTCTGATTAGGTGCAGAGAACTTTAATCCTGCAATCTCTTTTGTAGGTATAAACTTATATCCCTTCCCATCACAGATAGGACATACACTAGGCTTGGCATATGGACTACCATCTTTCTTTATCTTCCTGATATATCCTGTGCCTTTACAATAACCACACTGTTCTGCTTTTGTTTTATATACCACACTAGAATTGTATGCCACATTATTTTTAAATTGTTTTTCATTCATGTTAGGATGAAAGTAATTACCCCACGTAGCCTTGTCCTTAATCTTTCTACTATAAATAACCCAAGACATTTGTTCAGGACTATTGAGATTGATAGGTGTATCACCCATAAGTTCTCTTACCTGTGCAGTCAAACGTTCCTCTATATCTTTCTTCTCTTGTTCAAACTCTTGTTTAACTTCTAATAGTTTATCCTGATCTACCTTAAACCCATTCTTATATATCTTAGCAAGAGATACACAAACTTTATTTGTAAGTATTACAGATTCCATAAGTCCTGCATACTCCGTGCTATTTAGTTTCTTGTACTGTGCATCACATAGTTGTTGTGTTGCGTGTAAATCTGCAGATAAATACTGACTTAGCTCATCTCTAGGTATCTCATCTGTAGCATAACCTTTGGCAAAGTATTGTTTCAGAGTATCTTCCTTCTTTGTTTCAAGGTCATATCTTTCTGCACAATCTTTTAAATGTAATGGTTCTTTCAATCCTCTCTGTAGTATATACTCTGATAACATAGTACAGTAGACAGGACCATCATATCTAAATCCTGACTCCCATAGCCACATCAAGTCGTAGGCTATGTTGTGTCCTATAAGTATGGTTGCCTGATCTAGTAATTCTTGTATCTCAACATGAGGTGTACCATCTCTGTCCATACTATATAAGTATTCGTTGCCCTGATCAGTGAGACAACCCACCATGACTAACTTATTGTCAGGCTCAAATGGATCAAGGTGCATCTTACCATCTCTCTTGGTAACTGTGTTCTCTACGTCAAGTGTTAGTTTCATTTGTTTTGCTCCTTCAATATATAATTATCTATAAAATGTTGTAGGTCAGACTTGTGTCTGTACCATTTATTCTTGTGTAATATTCTCCAATTATCATTACGTAGTGTAACTACAAACTTATCATTGATTAAAACAGTGCCACTCTCATACTCCTGTACCTCTAGTCCTGCCTCAATAAACTTAATTAACTTACGTAGTCTCTGTGCCTCTCGTCTGTATGAATTTGAATATTGTAACTTATGATCATTATCTAAGTCACATTGTTTAGCATCTTTCTCTGTCTCTTTTAATTCTTCTTTTAGTTCAGGTAAATCTTTTTTACTATAAATATTTTCTGCCTTTTCAAGTTTTGCCCTGTGTGCATCCAAGTATCTCATGGCATGAGCTAGTCTTGTTGTCTCATCAGAGAATGCACCTAGTCCTGTATTACAGTGATGACATATCCAACCTCTGAAAGTATTTGTTTCATGACAGTGATCCAATACCCATGTCTTCATTCTCATCTGTCCATACTTAGATAGTTCTTCTAAGTCTCTGTCACAGATAGGGCAACAGTAATCCTCACTAGGATATTCATTCTCCTTACGTAACTTTTTAATTATAGACTTGTGTCCATTCTTACATGACTTACAAGTTCTTTTTATTTCACCTGACTTCATAGCAATGAACTGTGTTACAGGTTGTTCTATATCACACTTAATACACGTTATGTACTTTGTCATGCCTGATACCTCGCTAACTTATAATCTAGGTCACAGATAATTTTGCCATGCCAACCTGTAATTTTATTCTTGACAATGTTAAGATGACGTACACTATCTTCTCCATCCTTACCTTCAACAGGTGGGTTCTTGGCTATCAATATCATAACATCTGCCTCTGCTGCTTTACCTGTACGACTACCTTCCATCATGGATTGGTTCAGTAATACTTTACCCTCTGCCTCTGCACTTAACTGTGACATATAAAACACTGCACAGTTGTATGCCTTACCTATCTGTCTAGCATGGATAGCATTAGCCTTTAGTGCCTCATCTTGTCTAGCAAATCCTTGTGTGATTGCAAACTTATCTCCCATATCAAGGACAAGCACGTCAGGTTTATATGCCTTGCAGATACTCTCAACCCAATTCATGTCCTTACTTGTGGCATCTTTGATGGATACATTCTTCTCCACCTTCTTCCACAACTCGTGTGCCTGACTAGGTTTATCACGTATCTCGTGCATATTCATGCCCACTGCTGCAGTTAGGTATCTTGCACCAACTCTTACTGCCTTCTCTTCATTACATAACACCACACACCTAGCACCTTGATGTGCAAAGCCTGTAGGGGAAGCGATTAGAGAGGCATGGAAGCTAGTTTTACCTGTATTAGGTCTAGCACCTACCTCAATCAAGTGACCTTCATTGACACCCTCTAATTGATGCACCAATGATGGTATATTAAATGACCATCTAGTCTCTAGATCGTTGCTCTTAATAAGATTCTCAATACTAAGGTCTTCCCAATCCACATTTAGATTAGGAATAAAGTCATCACCATAGGAATCAAGTATATTTCTAAGAGGTTCAAGTGTGGATTGAGTACCATTGACATAGTTAAAACCAATGTTAGCAATATCTTCACCCACGATTTGTTGAAATAATTTTGAAAGCACTTCTTGTGCAATGTCTTTTCCAAGTTCAGTCTCCTTCTTCAATGTAAGAAACATTGATTCGTATGCCTGTTTCTGTGCAGTAGTTAAGCTAGGGTTAGATGATAGAAACAATGCCTGTATTTCATCTGTAGTAACTGTCCTACCATACTGTAACATAGCTTTATCTATGGTTGCTTTGATCTTTCTAACTTCTTTACTGAACAATCTATCAGGACACTTAGCACCCTTGTGATCTTCATAGAAATCTTTATTCATCAAAGTTTTAATTAACGATAGTTCCATTTAATAACTCCTTTAGTTTAGTTAAATCATTCTCTCTTCTATATTTTAAATCGTCTTCTAACTTTAACACTAAGACTTCGTTAACATAACTCCTAAGTTCTTTCATAATACTGAAAGACTTGTAACTAGCATCAGGGTCTAAAGCAATGATGACTGTTGAGAATTGTTGTAAATGCTCTCTGTGTTGTTGTGATAAAGATGTTCCTAACAAAGCAACCCCAACACACCCTTCACTATCAAGCACAGATGCACTCACACAATCCTCAACAACCACTGCAACGTTACCTGTTCCAATAGAAAAAGGCACGTTACTATTCCCATATCGTTTCCATTTAGGATTTGTAAATTTACTAGTTGCTCTTCCAACTGCATCTACAATTATCCCTTTGTCTCTTATGGGAAACACAATCCTCTTTTCTTTTACATCAAAGTACAGAGGAATACTCTCATAGTTTATCCCATACTTATGGGCAAACTCTTTTACTTCTTGCCTACCTGTGTGATGAACCACGTAGTCAGGTAGATTAAATTTATTATCATCTTGTTGCACCAAGTTAAAGTAGTTTCTAATATCGGCAACTGATAACGTAGTTCTTGTAGAACCTGACACCTTGCATGATGCCTTGTAACAATTCCATAGCAACTGTCCTACATTGTTTGTGATTGTAAAAGTTTTATATCCACCACAGTTAGGACAGTTCATTCTTTTTGTTTCTCCACTTGCTAATTCATCTGCTATGTTGTTTATTATATCCATCATCGTGGCACATCCATAGTGCTTTTAACATAGGTTTGTCTTTTTGTCAAGGCATTTTCTGCAGATGCATAAGTATTTTTCATGTAAGGCTTTACACTATTGGGTGTAGAATGCCCTGTAACTGACATAATCTGTGCCATAGAGACACCTGCCTCAACCATTTCTGTTGTACCTGTCCTTCTAAGGTCTGCTATACGTAGTTCTTTTGGTAGTCCACACAAGTCTAACACCCTTCGTGCTACTTTTGATAGCCTATGTAGGGTGTAAGGCTCGTATGACTTACGTCTAGCAAAGGGATATGGTGCTACCCACTCTTGAAAACCAAACTCTTCCTTCTGTTGTGTTAACATTTCTAGTAAGTCTTCGCTTATGGGTAGATGCACCAATGCTCTACGTTTAGATTGCTCAAGATTCAATACTCCTGTATCAAAATCTATGTTGCTAAACTTTAACATTCTCATGTCTCCAACTCGTTGACACCATTCATATGCCATCTGAACTATTAGTCCTAAGTTCCTGTATTCAAAGGATAAATAGCACTCGTCTAAAAAAGTTTTGACCTGCTGCCTTGTCCAAGTCACACGTCTATTGTGTGTTGTTTTACATTTAAATGTCTTGAACGGATTAGTTTCTGCGTAACCCATTTCATTTGCATATGAATACATCTTCTTGGACACAGAGCATATGTGATTAGCAAAAGACACACCTCTCTTGAGCCATGTCTCGTATGCTCGTCTAGCTTTTACACCTGTAAAGGTGGACACTCTTGATCTAGACACGTGCCTACCATTCACAGGGGTGGATAACATCTTGTCTAAGAAGTAGACGTAATCCTTTTGTGTTTTACTTGCTAGAAGTTTGAAGTCTTGTGACTCTAGGTATTTGTCTTTTAGTTCTAGAATATTCATTGTTCTCCTTTCTTACATCCCATATATTAAATGTGGGTATAGTTTTATCAGGGATCAAACTCTCATGTTCTCTGTCAACTAATTCTGAAAATAGTTCGTAGCTTTTATCTTCCATGTTACACCTTCCATGCTATATAAATACATAATGCTATTATCAATAGCTTACCATAATCGAGGTCAAACTTTGTACCCTCTCCATATTTTTTGTGATATTCCACATTAAAAAAGTCTGTTATTCTATGCCACATATTATTTCTCCTTTATCTCATCTTCTAAAAAAACTTCTCCTACATCTAAAGTATACCAATTTTCTCCACTCCACCTTTTTCTTTTCACTATCTTACCTTTAGCTATTGAAACAAGGTTTCCTTGAATATACTCCTCTCCCTGAACTTCAGTTCCTAATGAATATTTATACATTATTCATGTTCTCCCCCTTTGTCGTCATCGTCATACTTAATTCTCTTACCATTGTAATACATATATCTACTTCTGCTTGGTGTGTGATAGCCTTCTTTTAAAAAGAATGTAGGCTTTCTCTTTGCAGTTTCAAACGTAGCTACAGTTAAAACAATAGCACAGATTATAAACACGTGAGCAATGGCAGTTATACCAAACACCCACATACTACCAAAGTACATAGAGAATACTATGCACCACATCCATGCTAATACTTGCATGACCATATGTCTTGTGTTCAAGTCAGGTATGTGTCGCAATGGATTACGTTCATGATTCATGACAGACTGCCATGTATCGTGTACTATTTTAGTCATATTATAACTCCTCTAATTCTACCCAATGAAAATCACATTGGTCATTATTAATTATCTCAATAAGTTTTTTCTTAGCTAACTCTTTTGTTTTAGAGTCAAACTTTGTACTACCTTCTATATGCACACCTGTATCTAACCATACATCTATACCTATAACTTTAGGTGGTTTACCTATTTGGTCACGTTCTACTGCCATATAAACTTCTCCCATACTGCTTGTAGAAACACCCAAAGTCCATAGACATGAAGTGCTACTACTACTGTTTTTAATACTTTATTCATTGAGTCATCTGCCATGTAAACCCAATCGTGATACTTTCTTTGTTTCATACTGTCCACCTTTCATCCCATATAGGATCAGTTAGTAGGTATTGTTTCTCACACTCCATACCCTTGAGTATATGTGCGATAACATCAACTGTCCACCCATTGCCAATCATCTTGTATCGTTGTGTCTTGGACACACCCTCTGTATAATTATCAGGTAGTGTCTGTAATCTCTCACACTCAATAGGTGTTAGCTTTCTCCATGTCATACCTTCTACCACAACATTATCTTTTTGTACAGTATTAAGACAATTAGTTTTATCATCATCTCGTATCTCTACTTGTGGTGTTAGTGGTAAATCTATTTGATAATCTTTACGTACACCATCTGCATTTAATCTACGATTAACTATGCGACCACCCTTTGCAGAATACGTGGCTACCTTTGGTTCTCTATTGCCACCTTGCATAGTCAATAGTGTAGGTGCTTTACCATTCATGTGATACACTTCTTTTGTTGCTCTGTAATTGTAATGTGCATATTCTTCTGCCTCTCCTACAGGTATTAGCCTATCAACAATAGTCATACCATTATTTCCTGCTCCCTTGTACATTGTAGCAGTAGCACACAAAGACTTTTGATATGGGTGTTTGTGATGTCTAGCATTACGTTCATTGATTGGTACAGGTGGCTCTCCATGATCCTCTTGTAGTATATCTTTCAACACTAAACCTAAATCTTGCATAGGCTCAATAGGTATCTGCTCATACTTCCCATTGACAAGTTTACCCCACCAATAGTTTCTCCATCTGTTTTGTGCAGACTTCAAGCTAGAGTTTATCAACTGTGGTGCAAACCCCATGTGTTGTGTGATAACATCTTCAAACTCTTTCTTCATTCTGACATTCTCAAGTAACACATACTTTGGTTTTAAATCTTTCATGATTCTAACAAACTCAAAGAATAACTTTGATCGTGGATCATCAAATGCTAACTGATCTCCTGCAAAAGAAAATCCCTGACATGGCGAACCACCGAGAAGTAAAGATATTTCTCCTTCATAAAAGGTTGGTTCATATTTAGATTCAGAACTTGAAGTTATAACATCTCGCACATCTCCTAACTGTACTGTATTAGGGAAGTTCTTTTGTGCTATCTGAATAGCATACTTATCTATCTCACAAGCGAAATAATTATCCACTTCAATGTTAGCACGTTCCAAGGCTAACTGCCCACAACTCATGCCATCAAATAAACTTAGTACGTTCATAATATTTTCTCCTTATATATAAACTTGAGGGTTACCCCCTTCTGTTGAATCCATGTGTATTATACCAACCCAATCTCTAGGTATCTCATTCCATTCTTTAGGTTTGTATTGATTATCACTTACACTTTGATGCATAAA